CGGATCGATCATCGACCCGTAGGCGCGCGACCAGCCCTCGTCCGCCATCGCCGCCTCGACCGCGTCGTCGACCACGTCGCGCGGGCGCAGGATCGGGGCCAGTGCCTCCGCCAGCGCGACCTTGAGCGGCGCGGTGTCGTTGGCGGGCGCGTCCGGGGCGGGCGCGTCCGGGGCCACCGGGGCCACCTCGACCGGCGGCGCGGCTGGCGGCACAACCTTCCGTTCGTAGCCGTCGCCATAGCGATCGCGGAAACTGTCCTCGGTCCGCACCCAGCCGAGCCGCGCCAGCGCCTCGTCGGTGTCGGCCGCCGCCTTCAGATCGTCCTCCTCCTCGACGATGCGGACGACGCGGGGGCTGGCCACGTCCGCGCCGAAGTTGAGGTCGGTGAACCAGCGCGCCGGGCCGGCATTGAAACTGTCCGACAGCAGGTCGGCATCGGCCTTGACCACCTCCAGCTTCACGTCCGCATGGACCTCGCCCTGCGACCGGCTGGCGCCGTTGTCGGTGGTCATCGTCTGCGACAGGATGATCTTGGCGATCGCGCCGTCCATGTAGCGGCAGAGCAGGCCGAAATCCGCGCCCGACTGGGCCAGGTGGAGCAGCTCGACCGCCATCCCCTCCGGCACGACGAAGCCCGAATCATTGGCGATCGCCTGGAGCGCCGCCAGCAGCTTGCCGATATCCTCGCCGCTCGATCCGCGCGGATAGGTGCCCTTGGCGGTCGGCACCGAGAATTTGTCGAGGAAGATGTTCCAGAAGCGGACGCCGTTCCGCTTGAACAAGGTGGGCCAATAGAGCCATTCCGCCAGCCCCTGACCGTAGGGCGTGTCGTCGTCGGTGCCGCCGGCGGTCACCATCCAGAACTTCCGCTCGGGCAGCGGCTCGCCGTTCGGGCGCGCGGGGGTCAGCAGCCGCAGCCGGTGGTCGGCGTCCAGGCGGAAGCGGCGGGCGTGGCGGACGTGGATCGGCTGGCACCGGTCGGTCGCCGCCCAGCGCAGCAGGCCGTCCACCGGCTGCCACATCAGTTCCGCCACCGCATAGCCGTGGAAGGTCGCCCACAGCATCTTCTCGGTCACCCGGTCCCAGCCGGCCGCCTCCAGCGCCGCCTTCAGCGCGTCGCCGGCCGCGACCGCGCGGGGATCGGCCTCGTCGCCGGGCAGCACGTCCCATTCGCGACTGACCACGGCGCGGATGCGCTGCTCCATGCAGCTCTTCACCTGGTCGTCGAGCCGGATGCGGTCGTACACGCCCCAGTCGGCGGCGCGCAGCAGCCGGGGATCGCGCGGTTCGTGCAGCTCGCGCACCCAGGGCGCGGTGATGTCGCGGCCGTCGCGGGTGGTGGCGATCGGCTGGGCCAGTTCGGCGGGCAGCCCGGATTTCGGGGGGCGGGCCATCACCAGCTGCCCTTCTGACCGAAGCCGTCGGTTCGCGTGACGGTGCCGAAGCCGCGGCGGGTGGTGGCATAATCGCCGCCCATCGCGCGCGGCTGCCCGGCCGCGTGCAGGTCGATCGGCTGGACATCCTCGTCCGCCGCGCCGACCAGGTTCATCAGCGCGATGGAGTAATCGCCGTGGCGCTTGCCCTTGGCCCCGTCGGCCTTGGCGTCGACCCGGTCGACCACCATCGGCACGCCCTTGACCAGCTTGACCAGGCGCAGGTCGTCGAGCACGCCCGAATCGCGCGGGATCAGCAGGGTGCGGTCGTCGAACCGCGCCTTCATCCGGGGCATCCGGGCGAGATAGACGGCCTGGGTCGCCATCACCGCCTCGATCCGGTCGGCGCCGAATGTCTCCTGCATGTCCTCGGCGAGCTGCTGTCCGTTGCCGCGCGCGTCCATCTTGCCGGTCGACCAGTTGGGCAGGTGGCGGCACAGCCAGCACAGGATGCGGAACTGCGCCCAGAAGGGGACGCCCAGCATCTCGATCCCCAGCCGGTTGTGCAGCACCAGCGCCGCGTCCTCCTGCCCGCAGGCGATGGTCGACAGGTCGGAACTGCGCGCGAAGTCCTGCCCGAAGCAGGAGCGGCGCTGGGGATCGAAGCTGCGCACCACCGGCGCGACCACGCGCTCCAGCCATTCGTCGATCCACGCCTCGCGCCAGGCGCGCACCGCGTCGCGCAGCTCGTCGCCGATCGGCGTGCCGGGGGCATCGGGCGCGACCAGCAGGCCGCCGGCGGTGTCGAAGTCCTTGCCGGGCACCAGCCGGACGATGCGATGCTCGCTCGACATGCACGCCTCGATCGTGGCGCGCGGCAGATAGGTGCCGGAGCCTTTCGCCGGGATCACGTCCAGCTCCTCGTCCGCGTCGTCGCCGTACGTCTTGCGCAGGTCGGCGACCCAGGCGGCCTCCGCTTCCGGCGACCAGGGCCGCCGGCCGACCAGGCAGATGCGCCGGAACAGCCCGTCCGCCAGCGCATCCGCCAGCGTGGTGCGGAAGACGAAGCCCTTGCGCTTGCCGGCGCGGATGTCGTCGACCAGCTCGGCGAATTCATTGTCCGCGCCGTTGTGCGTGGAGATGACGACGACGCGCCCGCCCCACATCAGCATCGCGATCGCCGCCTTCAGCAGCGCCTTGAGGCTGTCCTGAAACGCCGCTTCATCGATGATGATCAGGCCCTGTCGGCCCCGGATCGATCGCGGCCGCGACGACAGCGCCACCACCGAATAGCCGGACGGCAGGTCGACGCGCAGCGCCTTGATGCCCTTCTCCGACCCGTCGTCGTACAGCATCTCGTTCGCGCCGGCCGCTAGGTCGTAGCTGCGCGTGAAGTCGCCGCAATAGGTCAGGAACTCGCGCGCCATGTCGAGCGAGGTGCCGATGTACATCACGTCCATCGCCCCGATCGCCGGCGCGGCGACCAGCGGCGCATCCGCCGCGAAGCCGTAGCTGGCGCCGATCCGGCGCGACTTCTCCCAGACGAAGAGGGGGTGCGCGTAGCTGAGTTCGACCGCGCGCGACTGATAGGGGATCAGCACGGCCGGGATGTCCGGCGGCGTCACCGGCTGGAGCGGCACGAAGCTCATGCCGCGATCCCCAGGATGCGCGCGCGGATGCGGCGGATCGTCTCCTCGCTGGCCCCGGCGGCGCGGCCCTCGGCATCGGCGGCGGCGGCGGCGGCATCGCGGGCGCGCTTGCCCTCCTCCTCGCGGATGCGCGCCTCGCGCTCGATGTCGATCTTCGACGCGCTGACCGCATCCTTCGCCGCCTTGGCGAGGCGCGACAGCTCCAGCCCGTCGATCTGCGCCTCCTCGTCGTCCGCGTCGGCGGTGGCGAGCGGGATCAGCGTGCGCGTGACCAGGCTGGTGATCAGCTGCGTCATCATCCGCGCCTGGTGATCGTCGGCCGAACCGAACTCGCGGCCGAACGCCTCCGCCACGGTGCGCATGTCGCGCTGTTGCTTCGCCAAGTCGGCGAAGCGCTGGGTGTAGCGGCCGACCGCCGAGCGGCTGACCGCGCCGCCCATCGATCGGACCAGGGCGACGATGTCGTCGATCGTCGCGCCCTCTTCGATCGCGCGCAGTACCGACGACCGGATCGCGGGATCGAGGGTATCGATCGCGGATTTGCGGGCCATCACGCGCCCCGCGCCGTGCCGGCGGCAGTGCCGGTCTTGTGGCGGCCGATGCCGTCGATGCGCAGCCGGCCGTCGGCCACGTCGCCGCCATCGGGCAGCATCCGCGCGACCAGATAGGGGCCCAGCTCCTCCAGCTCGATCAGCCCCTGTTCGGCGATCCAGCGCATCTGCGCGGCGACATCGCGCCGGGCGACGCGGTGGCCGAGCGCGACCAGTTGCAGCGTCAGCGTGTCGTCGGACTGTTCGCCGCCGATCGCGTGGAGCAGGTCGAGGATCGCGCGGCGCACGGTCGGCAGGATAACGGCGGCGATCACGACAGATGCTTTTCGATGACGGTGTGGAGATAGGCGTTCATCGTCTCCATCTGGCGGCGCAGGTCGCCGTCGCGCGCCTCCATCTGGCGGTGCAGGTCGTCGACGCCGCGCGTCACCGCCTGGAGCGCGCCCTGCATCGTCGCCATCGTGGCGTTCAGCGCGTGGCGCGATGGCGGGCTGGCCCCTTCCGCCTCGACCATCCGCAGCCGGGTCTCGTGGTCGGCGGCCTTTTCCTTGAGCAGGTCGTAGCGCTGGTCGCGCTCGACCTTGTCGCTGTCGCGGATGCCGTCGCGCCGGTTACGCTCGGCCTGGAACTCGATCTTGGTGACGAACTGCGCCTTCAGCCACAGCACCGCGCAGCCGACCAGCAGCGGCGTCAGGAAGACGGCGACCTGCCAGGCGATCGTCCAGATTTGAAACCAACTCAACGCGCCGTACCCCTGTTGCGTAGGAGTACGGCCATGCCCGCGCGCGCGCGGGGTTATGGGCTTGCGTTAGCGGAGGGTTATGGGTTTCGGCGGAGCTCGTGAGTTTGGACGACGAAAGTGGATGGTGAACCGCCAACGGTGCCAACGGCCGCTCGCATTTCTCGTCTTGATTACCTATCGCGCATCTTAGGCGTGACGCTTCTTCCCTCCACCTCTCGTTCCCCGACGGCGCATTGCAACTATAGAAAGCCGCTTTAGCAAAGCCGAGTGAATGACCATCCGTTTTTCTACCAGCAATCGCGGCTCACCACGGAATGCCCATCGATTACGGATGCTTGTGCCCGTCGCACCAGCACGAAAACTATTACCAATTGCACCAAGCCGGTAGAGATCGTGTAAGATATCGCGAACTGCCCGCTTTGAAATAAGATCTGCTATCACCTTGGAGTATTTTGCGGTTCGCTGAAATTTATCTTCAACTTCTTCTAGACTAAAAGCCGCAGCTCCCCCAGAAAATACACCCTCAATGGCATCAACTTGTTCATCCGAGTAGGTGGCGCCAAGTTCGTATCTAACCTCGTCCCAAAGTTTGGTAGAGTAGTCTACCTCAGTTTCACGAAGAACATAATCATTAAATGCGTCTTCATTTGGGAATAGCTGTTGTGCTATGCTTAGGCGCCAAACCAAATCTCTTGGCTTATAAAAAGATTTGTCAAGCAAAAATTCGTCAAGTGGCTCACCATTCACAGAATTAGGAAAGTAGGACTTGATGGGGTCGGCTGGACTAATTATTCCGTTACTTTTCTCCGACACTTTTATCTTTTCACTTATCATCTGTATCAATGGATGGTGAAGCGATCTATTAGCATGATGCCAAGATATTAAGA